TGGATGAAATTATGGAAAGGTTCTATATGAACCAAAACTATAAACCTCAAGGATTATTACAAGAGCCAAGACCTGTAGGAAACGGATTAGAGGCTGATGGGTCTATGATTCAATCTATTTATGGCCAGTCAGCAGGGCCAATGACCAATCAAGATTTAAGAACTTTATCTCCAATACAAGGAGCACAGATAGGTGCTGGAGCAGGGCCAATGACTAATTTAGACCAGCAAAGGTTAATGGGAGCGCAGATGGGTGCACAATTAGGAGGCATGGGACAAGGCCCAATGTCTAATCAAGATGTTAATACCATATTACAAAGCAATGGAAACACTTTAAACATAGAGTCTATATTAAATAAGATGCAAGGCACTGGCCCTATGACAACCAAAGATTCAGATGTATTAAATCAGGTCTTGGATAAATACTATAGATACTAAAATGCCTCTAGGAGCTCATATAAGCCCCGTAGTGAGGTTTTAATAACAAATAAGTAGGGTAACTAACCCTAAAACGAGCTATCGTTAAATAGCAATTTAAAAAGGAAGAAACATGGACGAGCAAATCAACCAAGAGTCTAACTCAGTTGAAACTCCAAAGGATGCAACGGAAGTTTTCACTGATATGTTAGATGCCCAGGAATCAAATGATAAACCAGAGGTAGAAAATGAAGAAGTGGCAACGGAAGCAGTTGAGGAAACTGATGAAGAAGCATTGGAAGAAGAAGTAGAAGAGGAATCGGAAGATGAACCAGAAGCTACTGAAGAAGAAGATGAAGACTCAGATGAAGACGAAGTAGAGGTAGAAGAGCGCAAGACTTTCAGAGTAAAGGCTGGTGGTGAAGAGAAGGATGTCACCTTAGAAGAACTTGTGAGCGGTTATCAGAAAGGCGATGACTATACCAAGAAAAGTCAAACTTTAGCAGAACAACGTAAAGTTATGGAAACAGAAGCTAAAGCAATCCAAGAAGCACAGCATCTAAGAGAGGAATACCAAGCTCGCTTAGGCCAGGTTAGTCAGATATTACAACAAAATGATGCAGACTATTCTGACCTAGAACAACTAAAAGAAAATGACCCTATAGCTTACGCAGTAAAAGTAGCGGAAAAAACAGAAAACACTAAGAAGATGCAAGTAATACAACAAGAACAAGCTAGACTAGCTCAGGAGTCAAATCAGTACCGAGCTAATCAACAAGCACAATTTGTTGCTGAACAATCTAAAATGTTAACTGAAAAAGTAAAGGAATTTTCTGACCCAAAGAAAGCCGAACAAATCAAGAATGATATTCGTAGCTTTGGGAAGAGTGTAGGATTTAGTGACGTAGAACTTTCACAAGTTTATGACCATAGGCATGTAATGATATTACAGAAGGCTATGGAGTATGATAAGCTACAGAAAGCAAACCCAGGCATCAATAAGAAGCTATCTAATGCTCCTAAAATGTCTAAGAAGGGAAATAAAGTTGCTAAAACTGATGTCTACACTAAACAGAAAAAGCGTCTAAAATCATCAGGTAAGTTAACTGATGCAGTAGATGTATTCAAAAACTTTATTTAAAAGGAAACATAAAAAATGGCAGTATATAAAACGTACGATACCATTGGTATTCGTGAAGACTTACAGGATGCGATATATGATATCTCTCCTACAACAACACCTTTCATGTCAACTGTTGGCAGAACTAAAGCTAAAAACACATACCATGAATGGCAAACAGACAGCCTAGCTGACGTAAACTTAGCTAACGCACAACTAGAGGGAGCTGATGCAGTATCTGCAACACTAACTCCTACTACTCGTGTTGGTAACTATACTCAGATTTCTGATAAAGTAGTTCAAGTGTCAACTACAGACGATGCAGTTGATAAAGCTGGTCGTTCTACAGAAACAGCATATCAGCTTTCAAAAGCTTCTGCTGAACTAAAACGAGACATGGAATCTATCCTATTGTCTGACCAAGAAAAATCTCCTGGTGGTGCATCTGTAGCATCTGGTGACCCTATGACACCTCGTAAATTAGGTGGTCTAGCATCATGGATTGAAACTAACACTGTTAATACAGCGGGTGCAGAACTAACAGAAGATATGCTAAAAGAAGCAGTATTAAAAGCATATAATTCTGGTGGTGAACCTGACGTGCTATTAGTATCTCCAGCAAACAAGCAAGTAGTTTCTACTTTCCCTGGTATTGCTGAACAGCGTTATCAAGCACCTAAGTCATCTCCAACAACAATTATCGGAACTGCTGATGTTTACTTATCAGACTTCGGTTCAGTAAATGTTGTTCCAGATAGATTCTTATCTGATGACTACTCATTTGTTCTTGACCCTTCAATGGCTTCCGTAGCTTATCTACGTCCATTCAAGTCTCAAAAACTTGCTAAAATGGGTGATTCAGAGAAACATCTATTAAATGTAGAATATACATTAGTAGTAAACAACGAATCAGCTCATGCAATGATGAGTGACGAAACTCCAGTAGCTCCGTAACATAGGATTATGCCCCTTCGGGGGCATTACCTTTAAGGATAAATATGAAAACACATAAGGACGATGTAAAGACTACAAGTGTAGGTCTTAACGATAAAGATGAAATAACTATTAAACAAGAGCAAGATGTCTCTGCTTTAATAGAGCAAAACAAAAAAGAATATAATAATGCTGAGACTAAATGGTCAGACCAACTGTTTGGAAACAAGGTGGCTAGTATACCATTCACAGCAATAGACAGATTAAACAAGATGGGGATTATGCAAGGATTTTCAGTATTAGACCAAAAGAGATTTTTTGCTTGGTTAAATGACCCTGAGAATTTATTTTTCAGGACTAAAAAAGGACACCTATAAGATATGCCAGCATTTACAAGTTACGCAAACTTAAAGACTAACATAGCAAGTTACTTGGCTAGGACAGACCTAACCGAGCAGATACCTATGTTTATATCGTTAGCAGAGAAAAGACTTAACAGAGATTTAAGGCTTAGACAGACTTTGCAACAGTCTACATACAGTATGGCCAGTGGATTTACTGTGCCAACTCCAGCAGATTTCTTAGAGATGCAAGACATACACTTAGATGCTAATCCAGTAATACCTTTAACGTTCCAAACAGTATCACAATTCTACAGAAGAAATGGTGGTTCAAATGAACAAGGACAACCTATTAACTACACACTAGTTGCTGATAACTTTGTATTAGCTCCACAACCAACTGGTGCTACAACAGTAAACATGACTTACTACAAGATACCACAACCAATGTCAGATTCTAACCCTACTAACGAATACTTAGATGTATGCCCTGATTTAGTATTATATGCTTCATTAGCAGAGTCAGCTCCATTCTTAATGGATGACCCTAGATTAACAACATGGGATGGCTTATATCAAACAGGATTAGCAAGCATTACCAAATCAGACGAATCAAGCACATTCCCAGCTCAACCATTAGCAGTACAACTTACATAGGACACAACATGGATTTTTCAAATTATCTAGCAAACAAACTTATTAGTGCCACAGTACGAGGTGTGAGTTACTCAACACCAGAAAAAGCATACTTAGCACTATTTAAAACTGACCCAACTAAAGATAGCACTGGGATTGAAGTAACTGGCGATTCTTACACAAGACCTAACGTTACATTTACTGTGCCAGCAGATGGCGTTTCACAAAACTCAGCACTAGTAACTTATGCAGTCGCTACAACTAACTGGGGTGAAGTTGGTTGGGTAGGGGTAATGGATAGTGAAGAAGATGGTAATTTATTGTATTTTACAGAATTAGAAAACGCTAAGAATATACTTACTGGAGACCAGCTTAAATTTAAGCTTAACGAAATTACACTAACACTTACATAGGACAACAAATGGCACTTCAATTAAAAGATAGAATACTTACACTATGTACAACCACAGGCACAGGTGATGCAATCATTGGTGCAACCAAAGAGGGTTATGCTGGGTGGGAAGGTATTACATATGGCAACGTAGTTTACTACTGTATTACAGATGATACAGATTGGGAAGTTGGTTATGGTAACTACATGAACAGAGGTTCAACACAAGCAATATCAAGAACTGTGTTATCCTCATCTAATGCTAACGAAAAGATACCGCTATCAGGTAATGCAAGTATATTCTGTACATACCCTTCTGAAAAGGCTGTTTACCGAAATACAGATGGTAATTTATACTTTCCAACTACAAATGCTCACCTTAAGAGTATTCTTGGAAAAGACGTAACATCGGCAAATGTTGTAACTTCAGCAGTTATTGTAGATGGAACTGAAGGTGTTAAAGATGAGAATTTAGCTGGACTGTTAAATGTATACAAGAAAGATGAAATTGATGAACAACAAGAAGTTCAAGATGACCAAATAGAAAAAAACAAACAAAACATTATAGAGTTAGAAGAAGAGATTGAAGCTATTGCTCCATCATTTGATAGAGGTGAGTGGGACTACAAAGCACCATCACTTGCAACAGACTTACCAGCAGAGGGTAATTATTTCATACTA